GGCGGTGTTTTATCGGCAAAGGCAGGACGTATTGCGCGCCCGCTTTTAGGTCGGCTGCCGCAATGGTGACACCGGTAATGACGTTCGCGAAGTTCGTGTTGTTTTCGGAATCTTGCAGGGCGATAGTCAGCGAGCCGCCTGTAAATGCTTCAGGAACGGTAAATACGGCGTACAACGGAGATGGACCATTGCCAAGATTCGGGTTTTTCAAACCAAAATCAACAACGTTGGTTGAGGCGGCAGACGTGGTTACGGCTTGTTTGATGGACAGTTCCAATAAAGAATCAATAATCATTTGTCGCTCCTTATTTCACGCGGGCTTCAGTGGACAACAGTGAATCGGTAACGCGAACCGGTACGCCCTCGCCGTCGCCGAAATGAGTTACCAACTTGCCGCCAACTTCGCGCTGGGTAATAGTGTGGTTTGCGCTTGCTGCAATTTGAGCGCGCAACATACGACGCAATGTGCGGTTCATGTAGAACGCAGGGCGGCCTTTCAGGTTCGGAACAAGCTCCAAGGCATCAACCATCAATTCAGGCAGGTTAGGACCGGTTTTCAGTGTTTTATCCAGTTTTTTGACGTCGATGTTCGCAATGCGGACAACGTAACGCCAGTCACGGACGCACAAGCCGTTTTCCCAAACGTATTTGCTTTCGTGGGCTTCGTAGCGGTTGCCTTCGTCGTCATTGACGGTAACGATACCCATGTCTTTCTTTTGCAAGCCTGCTTTTGAGCCTTTCGGGTAAATGCAATGGACGGTATCAACACCCCATACAACCAGCCAAATAGAGGCGTTGTCTGCACCCTCGCCGCCGGCGTCGATGATGTTGCGGCCATTTTCGGCAGACTTGTTTGAGAAGCGCGGCGCGAAACCCATGAAACGTTCAGGATTGATGTTGCCGTCTTCATACCACAATGTATCAGCCATTTTTTGGCCCATTGATTCGATGAACGGGGATTCTTCGGACATCAGCCACTGGGCAGAATTGCCATTCAGATTGAGTAATTTTTCATCGACCAAAGCGCGCGCGCCCAGTTCGCCCATCGAATCTTTTACAGAAACGACAGTTGATTTGCTGTTTGGGATACCTTTATACAGACGACGCCATGCGGTATCGGGCAAGCCGCCGCGAACGGTAGTAGTATGTTCGGTAACGCCGTTGGCTTCTACGACGACCATATCTTCCAGTTCGTCATGCTTCTCGGAGAGAATCTCGACGATGTTGTGAATGATTTTGCCGTCTTGACCCAAGCGGGCGGTAACGTCTGCGAGTGTAGGATGGCGTGAGTTCAAGGTTGCCATGTTTTAACTTCCTTTCTTATGGATTAAGATTTTTGGTGTTTGGGAAAAGTGCGCGGGCGTCGCTGTTTTGCGGCGCGCCTGTTGCCGATACGAAACCATCTTCGGAGATGGCTTTGCCGACACGGTAGAACAGGCGGATAACTTCGGGGTTGTTCCCTAGTCGGCTTTCGTTCAGCAATGTTTTCAGTTCAGGTGTAGCGAACTTTTCCATTGCCTTTGCAGCAACCGCCATGTTTTCATTCAGTTTGTCGCCGCCAAATTCAGCGTCTGCGCGAGAGGCTGCAACCCATTCTGCGCTTGCTTTTTCAACGGCTTTGATTTGTTGTTGCGCCAAATGCGGGGCAATTTTGCCCAAGATGATGTCAGCCTTTTCTTGAGACAATCCCGCCTCTTTGGCGGCCTCGGCGTAAATATCGATGGTTTCTTGGTCGTACTCCATACCATCGGGGGCTTTGAAGTCGTACTTTTCGGGAACTTCTGACGCTTTGCCTTCTTGGCTTCCTGTGTCGCCTTGAGGATTCTCTTCGTTGCCGGCAGGCGGTGCGTCGGTCTGATTGCCTGCTGAACCAAGTAAAGTTTCTTCAGGTTGGTTTTGCGGCTCTGCGCCCGGTGTTTCGTTGTTTACTTCGCCTTGATTTTCTTCAACGCTCATTGTCACTTTCCTTGCTTAAAATTAAATGAAAATGCGGTGTATGCTCGATAAGATTGAGTAGTCTCAACCCCATATTCCTCCGCCCCTCTTTAAATGCAGCTATGGTCGGCGTCTCGCTAAATGTAGAACGCCATACGCCAGCTTCTTCAAGTAGGTTTCGGATAATACGTCGCCCGCGCTTCTCTGACATCAGCCATTCAAAATCTTCACTTTGTTGCCTGAGTAGCAACTCGTCATTTTTTTTCTTGGCTTCCAGTTCGTCAAAATCAACGTGATTCATTTTATATATTCTGCTCCCGATTATATGCAGGGCTTATTCTGATAACCCTTGCGCCTGTGCTAAGGCTTGCGCGATGTTTGCGCCCTGCTCTGCCTGTTGTAACTGACTTGCTGCCGCCTGCTGTTGTGCGCGTTGCTCTCGCATTGCAGATACGTCATCTGGATTTGTCAGTATGCGCGGGTCAATGCCTAGCGAATCGGCGTATATCTCCGCCCACTTATCGCCATTCAGATTGTCCAAAACTTCAGGTTTGATTTGAGCAACGGACGCAATCGCCCCGACAAATCGGTCTATGCTGTTCACGCCTATGGCTCGCTGCGCCTGCGCCAAGATAGAAACCAAAACAACATTGATATCTTGGTCGGCAATGGCGTCAGGTGGTGGCGGTAAAACGCCGGCATTAACCATTGCGTTGAAAGTAATTTCAATGAGCGGGTCGATAAGTTCGTTTTGCAGGCGTTCCAGTACAGGGCCTAACATCAACATCTTTTCTTCATGCCGCTCCGCAACCTCTGTGGCTGTCATATTTTGAGATTGCTGGGACACCATCAAAAACAGGTCAGCATAAAAAGCGGATTGAATCCGTTGTCGAACGTCGTTGATATCGGCAAGCAGCGGGTTTAAATCCAAATTGACATTGAACGCCGAACGTACCGACTCGCCTTGTTCATCGCCGTTGTGGTAAAGGATTCCACCCGGCAAGAAACCCGCCGACTGCCCTTTCATGCTCGTCGGCGCAATGATTGGCGGGTTGACGGCATAATCAATCCCACGCAATTTCATACGCTGATTGAATTGCAACTGTTTGACATCGCCCAATGCGGTCATGGCTGGGCTGTTGCCATAAACGTTGTTGTCGCTGATATCCCATCTTGGGCAGACTGCGGGGAATTGCAGGAAGCCGGATTCACGAAGAACCTTTCCATCCTCTGCGCCAACTTCAAGATATACCGACTTGTACGGCATATTTTTCGAGTCTTTTCGATTCAGGTCTCGTTCTCGGCGCGGTTCGATTGCATGAATGATTTTGACTTTTTGGTCGTACTTTTTGTTTTCATACATATTTCGCGTCGATTCGCTGACGTTCTCAATGCCAAATTCTTCAACTGTTTCGACAACGCTTTTTTCAAACTCACGGTAAATTGTGTCAACTTCCCCGCGCCAGTTTGTCGCAACCGCATATTCGCCGATTGTCAGCGGGTAGCATCTGATTACGTCTTGATAGTCCGGCAAGATAATGCAGGCCGCCGTTCCAAACGCCGCAAGTTCCTGATACATGGAATGAAGTGAACCGTATATATTGCTTCGCTGGAATACCGACAACATCATATTTTCGACTTTCGCCAGCCATTCTTTGACTTCATGGAACTGGTTCATCTCGTCATCGTGCATGGCTAATTTGAACCATGGGCGGGACGGCGACGTGAGACCGCCCATTAGTCCGGCAGACAAAATATCTAATGCACGGATTGGGGTGTTGTCGTAAATCTTGTTGTGCTTCTTCCCGCCGCTATTGGAATCGCCATCAAGGAATCGCCCATTTCTCGGTAATATGTTTTCCGAGATTTCCCGCCAATGGTCCATCCAAGACGAACGCTCTGTCTTTAAAGATTCCCATCGGCGGTAAATATTTCTGCGTTGGTCTTCCATTTTTAAGCGCCCAGTAATGTTTGCTTACCAAGTTTCAAGCTGTTTGGGTCAATACCTCCCACGCCTGTGAGCATGGTTGAACCTGAACCTGCTGCGTCTTGCTGCTGCTGACTTAAAATAGATTTCGCGTCAGTTTGTTTTTGATTGGCGCGGTTGGTGTCAATATCAGCCTGCGCTTGAGCTTTTTTGGCATTTTCTTTTGCCTGATTTGCCGAATTGCGGTTTGCCGCATCTTGTTTGTTTCCCTGATAAATCGAGGCACCGACGCCTGCCGCGCTGACAATGAGCGTGGCGATTGGTATAGCTGCTGGCATATTACAAACCTTTCTGAAATATGATTTCTTCTTGCTGGAACTGAAGCCGCTCCAGCAACTTGGCAAAATTGCTGTTCGGCTTTGCGTGATATAGGACTTTTTTTGCGCCTGCTGATTTTGCGGTCGCTTCAAATTCGCGCATCAGCTTCAGTCCTGCTCGACCTTTGCGATGGGATGGGTGGATGAAAAGCAGATCGTGTTGCGCGATTAATTGGTCGTAATGCGGATGGCGAGATAGGAAGCCTGAAACATATCCGACAATCTCGCCGTCTGACACGGCGGCAAAAGCTATAATTAGGTTCTGCGACTCCAGTGTTTGATAGGTTTGGATGTCTAGTTCAGGTGGCCTGTTGGAAAATTCCGATTCTGTCTCGCGCCAATGTAACGCTGACAGCTTGCGCGTTTCGTCGAAATGTTCGGATATTTTTACCGGCACGATTTCAAGCATAAAAAAATCCCATTAATGAATAATGGGATTGTATTTCTTGGGGTGGTAATTATATGCAGACTTAGTGTATTTGATTGGTTATTAAAATAGCAGAAAGCCGCCTAATGGTTAGGCGGCTTGCGTTGATGGAAATAACTTGTATGGGGAGATTGTTGTTAGGGTAGGTTTTAGCAGATTGTCCCGCCGCTGTCCCTGTATGTGATAACTATATGATTTATTTAATAATAATGGTGCGGACGGAGAGACTCGAACTCTCACACCTCTCGGCGCCAGAACCTAAATCTGGTGCGTCTACCAATTTCGCCACGTCCGCGTGATGAAACTCGGAATTATACACAAAGTATCCTGCTCTGCAAACAATCTTTGGCTTGAAATTGCTTTATTCCGACCGATATAATGGCAGGTCGGTTATCTGCCGGAACACACTAATATCAAAAAGGAACATCATGCCTGTTTTACTGATTCAGGATTTTTTACAGACACAGGGTTTGAAGCTGTCTTCAGACGACCTCCGTGTTGCTTATCTGACCGCGAAGACGGTGATGGATATGGGCAATGCTTCGATTGACCGCTCGGTTTTATGGCGTGAAGAAGACGGTTGGAAGCTGGCAGACCATATTGAAGAAACGCCGGAAAATGAAGTTTTGCTCAAACAGGTTTTCATGGCTCTGGATTCGGTATTCAGTCGCGCAAAAGCCGTCAAAAGCGCGGCGGTTTACATCCACCTTCCGGGCAAACCGCATGCAAGGCTGGTTCGTATCTCGGCGCAAGGCGAGCCTTTGGAGAATCTGTTGGCGGTTCATGAAGAAAACGGTACGGTTTACCTTGCCTGCCGTACGGCGCAGAGCGGTTGGATGAATATTGCCAACGATATTGCCTATTGGCTTTCGCTGGACAAAATCCAAGGCAGCCGGAACGAGGGGAGCGGAAGCCAGTTGTCCATTCCCGTAGCAACGCAAAACGGCACGGTTTTGGGCGTGGTCCATGTTGAGTTTACAGATAAAGATCAAGCCGATGAGGCAGCACAAACGGATTGGTCGGCGCTGGCGTTGGCACTTGCCGAGCCGCTGAAAGCATTGGCAGGCATCGAAGACAAGGAAGAAGAACATGAATAATACCTTGAAATTCGTCGCCTCCTGCCGCCTGCCGACCGAATGGGGCAACTTCACTATGCACGGTTTTGAAGAACCGAGCGGACAAGAACACATCGCTTTGACGATGGGCGATTTTTCAGACGACCTCCCCGTTCTGACCCGCATCCACTCCGAATGTTTGACCGGCGATGCCCTGTTTTCCAAAAAATGCGACTGCGGTCCGCAGCTTGAAGCGGCGATGAAGGCGGTTCAGCAAGAAGGGCGCGGTGTCATCGTTTATTTGCGTCAAGAAGGACGCGGTATCGGTTTAATCAACAAAATCCGTGCCTACCGGCTTCAAGACGAAGGGATGGATACGGTCGAAGCCAACCTCGCACTCGGACTACCCGTTGATGCACGCGACTTTACGCTTGCCAAGCAAATCTACGACCATCTGAATATCCGTGCCGTCAAGCTGCTGACTAATAATCCTGAAAAGATTCAGACTTTGAAAGATGCAGGCATCAATGTCGTCGAACGTATTCCGCTCCATGTAGGCGAGAATGTTGAAAACGAACGTTATCTGCACACCAAAGCCGACAAACTGGGGCATATGATTTTTGATTGAGGTAATACTAAACTTATTTATTATTTATATTCAAATAAATATATTTATCTTAAAACAAACGGCTTGCCCTAATAGAGGTTTTTTGGTTTAATCCGAAGTTCTCGGGTGATTAGCTCAGTTGGTAGAGCGTCTGCCTTACAAGCAGAATGTCGGCGGTTCGACTCCGTCATCACCCACCAAGT